ATTAATAAAAATTCACGATAACGGAAAATATTTAGTTTTCGATATGCCAAGACACAAACATTTTATTCAATCAATAGGATTTCAAAAATATAATCAAAGCAGAGGATGGAAAGCTTTGAAAGAACATACGCAAGGTTTTGTTAAAAAAAAATATTTATTTCCAAATTTAGATCAACACCAACTGTTTGATAAATTAATCAATTTGCCAAAAGATGAGTTTGATCGAATTAACGATAACGATTTAATGTTTAAATGGGTATATAAAGATGCAAAAAAGTATAGAACGCTTACTTGATGAAAAACTTAAATTAGAAAAGTACATTGTCGAAATACTTGACGATGCTGCTTTTGCTGAGCGTTTCATTGCTAAGCCTAACAACAATAGGTGTCCGTCTATGTTTAAACTGCTTGAGACTTATTATGAAAAAGATGACTGGGCATTTCACGAAAGACCAAAATTAAATTTACGTGCAACACCAAAGCAAATGACAAGATATAACTTTGCTATAGATATTTTATTGTTAATAAAAGATGACATATCAGAAAATCCTAGTAGAGATAGAAAGCTAATGTGGATGCGTGCAAATAGAATGCAGTGGAGTAAATTAGGAAGATATTTTGGTTTACATAGAACAACAATTAAAAAAGTATATGAGAATGTCTTAGATAAATTATCTACTAAATTAAAAAATAACTTTGACAATTTCGACAAATTGTTTATCTATTAATTATATAATCTCAAAAAAATAATTTTCATAAAGTATAAGAAAACATAATAGTTGCACGATTAGAAAACAGCTGTATAATTTTGCTGTATCAAAAAAAGTTTTCTTACAAAAATAAGTTTGAAGTAATTTCTTTTTTACTTTTTTTTCTTTCCAACAGCTAACTTACAAAATGAAATTCAAACCTGATCAGTGCGAAAGCAATACAAGATCAAGTAACTATTCTAAACGATGTTTAGCCAAAGGTTATTATTGTAAAACTTCTAAAAAGTTTAGATGTAAAAATCACGCTGGAATGAGTACAGGTCCACGTACTTTAGAAGGTAAACTTAAATCTTTACAAAATTTAAAACAGTTTAAAAATGTCGAAGGAATTACAACTAACTCAAAGTTTATCAGAGAATATCTGTCAAAAGTTAATGACAGGAAAGCCTTTAACTCAGATCTGCAAAGACAAGGATTATCCAAGCTTAAGCACAATTTATAAGTGGATGAGCCAAAACAAAGAGTTTGCCGCAAGTATTGCCAATGCACGAAAGCAAGGTTGTCAAACATATTTAGATAATATGATTGAAGAGTTAGAACACGCAGACAATAAAAACATTATGGTAGTGCGTGAGAAGTTACATCACTATAGATGGTTAGCTTCAAAGCTATTGCCAATGTACGGTGATAAACAAGAGATCATTCAAGATACAAAGATTGAGATAACGTGGCAACAGCCAGCAAAGATTATTGATGCGAAAGAAATTAAAGATGAATAAGTAATACTTGGGTAGTTTGCGGACACAAAAAGGCTCTCGCACACGTGATGGAGTTCGAGAATAATAATCATTCTCAACTGCATACATAATAAAAGTTTTTGCACCAACACTGCACCAAAATTTAAAATTAATATTGATTTGTTTGGCTAGAGTGTTTGCCTGACAAGCTATTTACTATCGTAGCGCTATAGAAAAATGTTTTTTCTGCTAGGTACTACACCTCAAATTTCGGTCGCGGTTAGTAGTACGATTATATTCCGATGAGTAACAAACAAAAAAAGAAACTAACTATACCTAACAAATTTAAAAACGTCTCAGCGTTTACTATCACTACGTATAACGGTGAGCTTATGATGGTCTTTAATGGATTTGAAGATAACGAAGATATGTCTGAGTTTGCTGATTTTGTTTTTTCAAAGATAGAAATGAAATACTGGGATAAAGACAAAGTACCAACTGTCCATTAATGAAAGTTACAATTCCGTATTCGCCAAGAAAGCAACAGGCTTTCATTCACGAACAATTAGACAAACATAGATTTTCAGTATTATGTTGTCATAGACGGTTTGGCAAAACAGTTATGCTCATCAATCATTTAATTAAATGTGCGATGACAAACACAAATCATAATCCTCGTTATGCTTACCTTGCACCGACTTATTCGCAAGCCAAGAAAATAGCGTTTGATTATTTAAAACATTACACATCTAAAATTCCAGCAACTAAATACAACGAAACTGAATTGCGTTGTGACTTAATGAATGGTGCTAGGATAATGCTGTTATCATCTGAAAATCCAGATAGCATTAGAGGTATTTATCTTGATGGCTGCGTTATAGACGAAACAGCTCAAGTTAGTTCAGATGTAGTTGATGAAGTCATAAGACCAGCATTAGCTGATCGAAAAGGTTGGTTGTCTCTTTGTGGAACACCAAAAGGAATGAACAATCTTTTTTATGATTATTATTTAAAAGCGCAATCGGATCCAAATTGGTTTTTATATACAGCAAAAGTAAGTGATACAAAATTAATAGATCAAGAAGAGTTAGACGCTGCTTTATCCGTGATGGGTCAAGCAAAGTATAACCAAGAGTTTGAATGTTCCTTTATAGGAAACATAACAGGCTCAATTTATGGTGATCTATTAAATGCGATGGAAGATGAAAAACGGATTACTAGAGTTCCTTATGATCCAAGCTATCCTGTTAATACCGCTTGGGATATTGGTTTTAATGATAGTACTGCTATTATTTTTTTCCAAAATATTGGACACGCTATCAATATTATTGACTTCTATGAGGATAATAACAAAGCTTTTCCTCACTACGCTCAGGTCCTCAAAGAAAAAGATTATGTCTATTTACACCACTACGGACCACACGATTTAGAGCAAACAGATTTTGGTACTGGTCGAACAAGAAGAGAAACGGCTTACCAATTAGGATTAAGATTTAAAATAGCTGACAAGCTACCCATAGAAGATGGCATCCACGCAGTGAAGATGATACTGCCACGATGCAGCATTGATGTCGATAATTGCACTAAGTTAATTAATGCACTTAGACATTATCATCGAAAGTATAACGACAAAAATAGAGTTTACTCTGCTAAGCCAGTTCATTCGTGGGCAAGTCACGCCGCCGACGCACTAAGAACATTAGCAGTAGGTTTAGAAAAAGAAAAATTTATAACAAATAAAAATTTACAAACGGAGTACAAATATGAGTTCAATATTTAGTCCTAAAATTCCTAGTCCACCAGCAATAGTTATGCCTGAGGTTTCCTCTGTGCCTAGCGTTGAGGATGAAGCAAGAAAAGCTCAAGAGGCTGAGGATCTTAGAAGAAGAAATAGAAATCGAGTTGGCAGAAGATCTACGATCTTAACTGACAGTTCTATTGGTTCAATATCAAATTCAGACATTAACAAAGCTACTTTGCTTGGAGGATAAATGGGAGCGGTTACACCTTATACAAAAGTTAAAAGTCCAAACGATCCAAGTTTAGCAAGAATAAAAGCTTATGAAGAGCGAACAGGTAAAAAATATATGGGCTTAAGCTCACCTTTTGCTGAGGACAGAGTTGATGATCTTGCTAGAGCAAGACTTGGTTATACTAAAGTTACAGGTAGAAAAGATTTAAAAGATGTAACTACAACTGAGGCTTATAAAAATTTTACTTCATCACAAAAACAAGAATATAGAAAAAGAAACCCAAAAGATTTTTTGTCTAATCTTTCAGAAGTAACATTAAGTAAAAAAACATTATTAGGAGGTAATTAATTATGGGTGGATCATCGCCAGTAGTAAAACTTTATGAAACTGTATCAGGAAAATCAACACAACAACCTAAAGTACAATCTCAAATGTCTGCACCTAAACCGTTAGCAACTCCAGCTGGTCCTACGACTATTGAAGCTGGTTTAACTAAAGGAAAAAGAAGTGGCAGAAAATACGCTCAACTTACATCTTCAACAGGTGTGTCAGGCGCACCAGAGTTAGAATTAAAAACATTATTAGGAGGCTAAATGTCGTTGGTAAAAAATATTAATAGAAGAAAAAAATTAGGTATCTCAAGATCAAAGTCAAAATCAACTATCACACCTAAAGCCTACGCTGCAATGAAGCGTGGTTGGAAAAAGAAAAAATAATGCAAGCTCAAGAATTAAGAAATTTGGCTCGAGAACTAAAGTCAAACTTATCTAGATTAATGGAAAAAAGATCTACGTGGGAAAGCCATTGGCAAGAATGCGCAGACTATACATTAACTAGAAAGGCAGAGATTACAAAAGAAAGAGCAAGAGGCGACAAAAGAAACACATTAGTATTTGATGCAACGGCTATTCACGCACTAGAACTTTTGGCAGCATCTTTGCACGGTATGCTAACATCATCAGCAAACCGTTGGTTCTCACTAAGATATAAGGAAAGCATCTTAAATGAAGATGACGAGGCTAAAGAATGGTTAGAAGATGCCATTGATAAAATGTATTTAGGCTTTGCTCGTTCTAATTTTCAGCAAGAAATATTTGAATGTTACCACGACTTAATTTGTTTTGGTACGGCGTGCTTAATGATCGAAGAAGATAAAGATGATCTTCTAAGATTTTCAGCAAGACACATCAAAGAAATATACATTGAAGAAAATAGTAAAGGTGTCGTTGATAGCATTTATCGAAGATTTAAAATGCCAGTTCACGCAGCTGTGCAAAAATTTGGTTTAGAAAATTTATCAAGAGAAGCTCAGAATACTTTTAAGAAAAGTCCATTAGATGATTTAGAATTTTGTCACGTCGTTAGACCAAGAACAATTTATAATCAGAATAAAGCTGATAAGAAAAATATGCCTTATCAAAGTATTTATTTTGAGCATCACACTGGACACATCATTTCTATCGGTGGCTTTAGAGAAATGCCTTATGTGGTTCCAAGATACTTAAAAGCTTCAACAGAAATTTATGGCAGATCGCCAGCGATGAATGCTTTACCAGACATTAAAGTTTTAAATAAAATGGTAGAGGTTTCATTAAAGGCGGCAGCTAAACAAGTTGATCCACCTTTGTTAGTTCCTGATGATGGAATGATTGCACCAATACGAATGAGTGCTGGATCTTTAAATTATTATCGATCAGGTTCTAGAGATAGAATTGAACCATTAAACATTAACGCAAATACTTCGGTTACATTAAATACTGAAAATCAAAGACGACAAGCAATCTCAAGAATATTTCACGTTGACCAATTATTAATTACGGAAAATAGAAATATGACTGCAACAGAAGTGTTGCAACGTAACGAAGAGAAAATGAGAATACTTGGTCCAGTATTAGGCAGACTACAATCAGAATTATTACAGCCAATGTTACTAAGAGTATTTAACATTATGTTACGTAACGGTGTCTTTAGTGAAGCTCCAGAAATTTTGGCTAATCAAGAAATTGAAATTGAATACGTATCACCAATGGCTTTAGCGCAAAAAGGACAAGAGCTTCAATCCTTGATGAGAGGTTTAGAATTGTTTGCACAAATTTCACCACTCGCACCTGTTCAAGATTACATTGATGAAAACGGTTTAGTAAAACAAATAATAAATATTTTAGGCTTACCAGCAAAAATGATTAAGTCTGACAAACAAGTTAATCAAATTAGAGAAGAAAGAGCAGCAGCTCAACAACAACAAATGCAAATGATGCAAGCGATGCAAGAAAGTCAAATTGCTAAGAACGCTGCACCAATGGTTAAAGAAGTAAATAATGGATCCGCAATTTAAAAAGATAAATCAATTAAAAGCAGATTATAAATTTATATTTAATACCGAAGAAGGCAAAAGAATTTTAGACGATCTCAAGAAGAGATGCCACTTCCATAGCACAACCCACGTTAAAGGCGACAGTCACGAAAGCGCTTTTTATGAAGGTCAAAGATCAATGGTTGTCTTTATGGAAAATTTAATAAATCAAAAATAAATAGGAGTACTATGAGTGATCAGACAACTGAGCAATCTGCTCAATCTGAACAACCAACAGCCGTTGTTCAAGATAATCAATCTCAAGCAACTGCTGAGGTTCAAGGCACTGTTTTAACTGGAAAAGAAACAATCCAGCAAACAGAAACACCTAAGGAAATAGATTTTAAAAGTCTAATACCTGAGGAATACAAAGAAGAAAAAGCACTATCTAATTTTAATAATATGGAGGATTTACTGAAAAGTTACCTTCACGCACAAAAAATGGTAGGTGCAAATAAAATCGCTGTACCAAATAAAATGGCTACAGAGGATGATTGGAAAGAAGTATTTAAAAAATTAGGCGCACCTGAAAAGCCTGATGATTATAAATATTCTTTTAAGGAAGATGAAATAAATCCTGAACAGTTAAAATCATTTAATGAAACAGCACACAAATTAGGTTTACTACCTAAACAAGCTGAAAGTTTAATAAAGTTTTATCAAGAAATGAATAGCGTGGGTGAGCAATCTAAATTGCAAACTGCACAGGCTAAACAACTTGAAGCAGAAAGTTTATTGAAAAAAGAGTTTGGCGCTGAATATGGTAAACGTTTAGATCAAGCAAAACGATTAGCTAGTGAAACGTTTGGTAAAGATTTATTAAACAATACAATCTTACAAGATGGTTCACGATTAGGCGACAACGTTGAAATCATTAGAGCTTTTACGATGCTCGCAGATAAATTATCTGAGGATGAAATCGTTAAAGGTGATGACGTTGGCTATATGACAGCTGGACAAATTGAAAAAGAGATTTCACAGCTAACTGAGGAAGGCTCTGCTTATTGGAATAAAAATCATCCTAATCACCGTAAAGCGGTAGAGGAAGTTTATAAACTAAGACAGCAACTCAATGGCTAAACCAATTGAAGATATTGCGTTGGAGTGTTTAAGGTTAGCAACAGAGTTTGGACCTGAAACACAACGTATCGAACCTTTGCAAACAGCAAATGAATATTTGAATTGGGTTTTAAAAGTTTCACAGAGAAAACCTTGCGAATGCAAGACCTCTAAGAAAAAAAGTCTAATTGCAGACTTAAAAAGCAAAGACAAGAACCTCTAACGAGGATAATCAAGTCGATCAATCAACAATCAATCAACAATCAAAAGAGGAGGATTAGAAAATGTCTAATCAAATCACAACTGCATTTGTTCAACAATATTCGAACAACGTGCAAATGCTTAGCCAGCAAAAAGGCTCACTCTTACGGAATGCGGTAGATGTTGAGAGTGTAGTAGGCAAAAATGCTTTCTTTGACCAAGTTGGTAAAGCAACTGCGGTTAAAAGAGTAAGCAGACACGCTGATACTCCACAGATCGATAAATTTTTTATGTCGATTAAAAATTCGGTGAATTGCTGGAAAATCTTTTTTAAGACAATCAGCAGCCAAGCTATATAATTTAAAAGGTATATAGAAGGTTCAGAGACTAGAAGTTGACGAAAGAATAAAACTTCCAAGAGTGCCGAACACTTATTAAGTGATGATATAGTCCGAGCTGCATAGTGATATGCAGAAGTAGTAATTAAAAAAACTACAAAGAACAAACTGACACCACACTCTAGAAGAAGAGTAACTCTAGTTGACTACGAATACGCTGACTTAATCGATAACCAAGATAAAGTTAGAATGTTAATAGACCCAACTAGCTCGTATGCGCTTGCAGCAGCTTTCGCTCTTGGTCGTTCAATGGACGATGAGATCATATCTGCAATAAGCGGTACAGCGTACTCTGGTGAAACAGGATCAACTTCTGTTCCATTAGGAGTTGCGCAAAAAATCACAGAAGCTGGTACAGACGGCTTAACAATTGCAAAACTAAGAAACGCAAAAGAAATCTTAGATAGCGCAGATGTTGACCCATCAATACCTAGATATATTGCTGTTGGACCAAAACAAATTTCTGATTTGTTAGGAACAACTCAAGTAACTTCTAGTGATTTCAACACAGTTAAAGCTTTAGCAAATGGCGAAGTAAATTCGTTTTTAGGCTTTAACTTCATAGTCTCTAACAGACTTTCAAAAACTGGAAACCTTAGATCAAACTTAGTTTGGTGTATGGACGGTATCAAACTTGCAGTAGGACAAGATCTTATTTCAAGAATAGATGAAAGAGCTGACAAAGGCTATGCAACTCAAGTTTATAACTGTATGTCAATCGGCGCAACTAGAATGGAAGAAGAAAAAGTTGTGACTATTGAAAGTTATGAAGCGTAATAGGAGGAAACTATGGCTAGTGTAAAAGGAACAAACATTACTAACATTGATGCTGAACCAGTTGTAAAAGTGGACAGCTCAGAATGGCACGGTAATTTAAGAGTTCAATACGACAGTTATGAAGCTTCTTCTTTAGCTTCTGGCTCTGACATTAAAGTTGCTAGATTACCTCAAGGTGCAAAAGTGTATGACGTTATTGTTCACTTCGACGCTTTGGGTGCATCTTCAACTATAAAAGTAGGCGACAGTGGTGATGACGATAGATATATCGCAGCCACTTCAACAGCGTCTGCTGGACAAATGTCTATGTCTCAAGAAGGTGCAATCGCTGGCTTCGGCTACGAGAACACTGCTGAGACAGATGTACTCTTAACAACTGGTGGTAATTCAATCACTGGAACAATTAAGACAGCAGTTATCTACTCAGTAGAGTAATCACACTGCAATTAGGCTAGGCGGCATAATCTGCTGCCTAGTCAATCAATCGATGTTTAAAAGTTTTGTAATTATAGCGATAGTTTGTTCGCCGTACTTTGAATGTATGCAGTATGAGCAAAAAGAAAAAAAGTTTTTTAGATCTTATGAAAAATGTATGGCTGAAAGTAAAATTATTGGCGATCAGATTTATAAGAATTTAGTTCAAATAGGAATTCCATTTAGATTAGAAATGAATTGTGAGGAAAATAAAAGATGGCAAGCGTAGTAGATATAGCAAATAGTGCATTAAATTTATTAGGTGCATCAACAATTACGGCATTAACAGATGATAGTAAGAATGCTCGTCTTTGTAATCAAAGATATGAACCAGTAAGAAATAGAATATTTAGATCACACTCTTGGAATTGTTTAACTAAAAGAGTTCAATTAGCTCAAGACAGCACAGCGCCTGTTGTAGAATTTTCTTATGCTTACACTTTGCCTAGTGATTGTTTAAGAGTTTTAAAAATTCATACTGGCACGACGGACAGTATTGCCGACAACATAGATTATAAAGTTGAAGGCAGAAAAATTAAAACAAACGAAGGTACGGTTTATTTAGTTTATATAGCGCTGATTACCGATCCAAACGAATATGATGTTTATTTACAAGAAGCGATTAGTTCAGCATTAGCAGCAGATATTGCTTATGCCGTTACCAATAACGCTACTCTAGCAAACAATTATCAAACGATAGCTGATGAAAGATTAAGAGAAGCTAGATTTGTTGATGCTACTGAAAATTCTTTAGGAACGATTGAGAGCAACGAATTTACTGATGCGAGGTTATAATGCCTAGAACAACGCTTGCACTTACAAGTTTTGTTTCAGGTGAATTAGGAGCCAAGCTTGATGGAAGAACAGATTTTGCTAAATACAGTACAGGCTGTAAAACATTACAAAATTTTTTAATACATCCGCAAGGTGCTGCTACAAGAAGAGTTGGCACTCAATTTATTGCAGAAGTTAAAGACAGTACAAAGAAAACAAGATTAATACCTTTTGAATTTTCTACGACACAAACTTATGTTTTAGAGTTTGGTGATCAGTACATTAGATTTTACAAAGACAAAGGACAAATTTTATCTGGTGGATCTGCTTATGAAATTTCTACACCTTATTTAGAAGCAGAATTATTTGACATTAAATTTGCTCAGTCTGCCGACGTTATGTACATCGTACATCCAAGTCATCCAGTACAAAAATTAAGTCGAACTGGACACGCAGCGTGGAGTTTAGATGAAGTTGTCTTTACTGACGGACCTTATTTAGAACCAAACACAACTGCTGTTACAATGACACCGTCAGCAACCACAGGATCAGGCATTACGATTACTGCAAGTGTAAGTACATTTCTGTCAACTGATGTTGGTAGATTAATAAATTTTTCAAACGGTTATGCAGAAATAACAGCTTATACATCAGGAACTCAAGTTACCGCAGATGTTAAAAGTGATTTTGATAACACTACTGCTACTGTAGATTGGAAGCTTGGAGCATTCTCAACGGCAACTGGACATCCATCAGCAGTAACATTTTTTGAACAACGATTAGTTTTTAGTGGCACAACAGCAGAGCCTCAAACATTATATTTTTCTAAATCAGGTGATTATGAAAATATGACAACAGGCACAAATGCAGATGATGCTATGGTTTACACGATTGCTTCAAACCAAGTAAATGCTATTCGTTATTTAAAAGCACAAAGA